GTTAAAAGTGTTCCACCTAACTGAATAGCTTTTTGTTTAATTGGCGTCATTGGAAATGTATAAGCCATTATAGTTCCTCGTCTATATAGTTTTAGTAAAGTTTAAAAAATTGTCTCAGGAAGTTTTCTGTTTGTTGCAATAGATGACGGGCTAACTGGAGCATATCCCATTGTATAGAATATTTCTATATTTAGGTTTCTAGCTGAAACGAAACCGGCTTCATTTCTAGCATCACAAACAACTGAAATTTGATGCCAGCCTTGAGTCAATGACTTAGCAAGATATATCATGCTTATGTATTTTCTCATGCCAGTTGAATTGCCTTGATAGTTTTGTTCGCCAACCATATTAGAAAATTCTCCAAAAGAAATGGTTGTTGCACCTTCTTCTGAATAAGCATATCCTGTTGTTTGGTTTTCAGCAGTTATTAAAATACCATCAACAACTAATTGAAAATTTGAATTCATTCCATCAGATCTTGAATTACCAACAGAAGGAACTTCTACCCAAGGAAATATTGCACCTCTACAACTATCATTATCTTCTTCGATAGCAAAGAAACTTATTTCTATTAATGCTGATCCGCTATCTTCCATATAAAATTGTTTTGATAGGTTTGGTATTGACTGCCAACGAGTTGTTTGCATTGGCTTATATCTTTTAACTGTAGATGTATGATACAGTCGTTCTTGTGGGACTGATAAATATTTTGCATAAAAATGTGAATACTGATCACCAGTCATAAAAATAAAGTCAGGTGTAACTCCGAAAGCTTCACCTTCTTGTATATCATTGAAACCAAACGCAGATAACTGAAGGTCGCCTTCAACAACATCTACGTTTAGATATTTTCTAACTGCATCAAAAGACTGCTGTAAACTAACAGCAGAAAGTTTTGTTGCATCGACAAATGTAATTGGTGGTACGAATGCCATTATATCCCCTAGTATTTATGATGTACGTAAAGACCATACAACCATTTAAAAGTAACTTTATAATTTGCAGCATCATCAAAATATATTTTTGTTTTTATGCTTGTAACTACTGTTTGAATATTCGGCATAAAAATAGAAAAACTTGGAAGTCTTTCATAAAACAATGTTTTGTTTGCAGAGTTTCCTGTATTACCATCTCCAGCAACAATTGTGTTATATCCAAATGGAGCGTTGATAGCTACATCAACACCTCCAACAGTTATGTAGTGTTGAATATAAAAAGCTGAATTTGCTCTAACAATAACAGATGCAGTATTTTGTCTTTCGGTTAAAGTTACTAATGGGTTAAAATGTACTCTTAAAACTTCATTTGCACCAATTGTTAGGTTGACAGGTTTATCCCAGATAGTTGTCCAGACACCTGTAAGCGCTCCATTGAAACCATATTCTTCTTCATCTGTTTCTATTTCATCATCTGATAAATTTGGAGAAGCTGAATTTTTAAAATGGTTTCTATTAAAGCCTTCTGTTCTTACGTTATCAGGATCTATTTTTCCAATTGTTCCATCAGTAGCATCTTCCAAGTTTTGGAATAAAGAATTTAAACCAGATGCAGTTATTACAGCTCTTGTATTTTGATATGTAAATTTTGTTTGAGACATATTTTCCTCTTATCTGTACTGGTTTCTTACAAACAACTGACAGTTAAAAAACCTTATTGTTGCTTCTTCGACTTCTTTTATTCCTGCTACACTTGTACCAGCACCATCAAAAGTTGCAGACCATCTTATGTCTACGTTGATAGCTTCGTTAGAAGCAACAGGAATAGAGAATGGAATATCAATAGTTCTTCTTCTTCCTGCTGGTTGAGGACCAGTTGTAGATATCATTTGGTCATTTACGAATACATAAATTTGCCATCTCCAACCAGCACCGTAGTTACCAGATAAGGCTCCAATGTTTGAACCAACAAAGAAATATTCTACATCTACTTGGGCGTTTCCTCTTATCATTCCTTCTTTAGAAGAGAACCTTAAAAAAGATCCTTTGTTAATTTGTTCTGATAGAGATACAATTCCAGATGCCCAAGAACTATTACCAGATACATATGAAGCTAATGGTGGACCAAGAACTGATACAGGTCCAGCTCCAGTTGGAGCCAGTCTATTCCATGTAAATGTTGTTAAGTTTGAAGCAACTTTATATATTGCTTGTGTTGACATGATAATACCAATACCATCTTGTAGACTTCCATCTGGTAAACTATCAACAGCTATTCTTGAATTTGCTACAAAGTTTTCTCTTTCCATTGTTTCATATGGAAGTTGATCTGCAGAAAGTACACCATTAAATTGTGATAGCGATGATGATGCTTCAATATTATAAGAGTCATTAGTTGCGTATGAAGCTCCTTCGGCTTGCTTAACTGTAAATGTTTTACTCATATAGTTTTCCTTTGTCCAGCAACCATATTTAATGTTGGCATATCAGATCCAGTGTAATGAATTACGAACGAAATAATTTGGAATATAGATCTACTTTTTAATGTAAACCTATACCAACCAACAAGACCAGACGATACATCCCATCTTACTTTAGTAGATCTATATTCTCCCCAGCGGGTTGTTCCAATTGTTGCTGTTGACTTATCAAATGGACCTGTAGCTGGTGTAAATAGGGCATCTTCATTTATGGAACCATACAGCGGAGCAAAAGCAGTTGCTCTTAAACCAGCAGATGTTTCATCGCTTCTATAGTCAAATGCAGAAAGTAGTTCAACTTCATTATGGCCTTGGGTTAATACTTCAACTTCCACAGAAAGAATTCTTTTGTTTGGACTGTCATCTCCAAAGTTTAACCAAGCAGACTGCCATTGAGACATTATAGAACTACCATTAGTGGTTGAAATTATTGTTGGTGTTCCTTGAACAAGCTGCCAAGTCACTGACTGACCAATAGACCTTCTAGCTGACCATATCATTAAACCATTTGGTGTACTTGTATTTTGACCAACTTGAGGACTATTAATACTTGTTTTAATTCTTGGAGCAAGAATAAACCATCCATCTGGTAATGTTGCTATATTATTGTAAGTCATAAGATCTGCATCTTCAAAATTATTTCTAAACGACCAGCTATCATTTAATGTATGATATACGCAAGATCTTGAAGTTACTGTCTCACCGTCTACAGGATAAAGACACCACCATTCTTTTTCCTTGTCGGAATATGATGCTGATGCTTTTGCTAAAGATCCTTTGGAAAGTCTTGATAATTCTTTGCTTATTGGATCTGAAATTCTAACAACAGAAACTTGAGAGCCACCAAGCGTACCTCCAGCAAATGTATAAACGCCATCATAAGAAAGGAAGAATATTCCTTTTCCATGAACAGATGTTATAGCATTTGTTGCAGTAGTTCCTATGTTTCCATTTAACGTTGTACAAACATAAGTTCCCGAACCTGCTGGTCTGATAACTTCTATTGCCATCTCTCTGAATATAAGTAAGTTATCATAATATGGAAATAGAGCTGTTATTGCTCCACCTTTTTTATTTCCTACATCAAAGTAAGAAAACTGACCAAACTGTTCAGGTAAGCCTTGGTCAGAATAAATGATCTTTGTTTCTGTTCCTTGACCACCAGCCATCCAAACTCTACCATCCCATGATGCTCCATATTTATAGCTATTACTAATTACAGATGATGCTGCGCTATCTGGAGCAGGAACAACAAGTAACTGGTCTGGTTTAACATCGTAATAGTTTCTTGATACGTTATCATCTATTTGTGTTACAAGATAATATGTATCATCTACAACTTCTCCTCTTAAGGAGCCCATATTTTTTGTTCGATATATTCTTCTACCAACAGTTCCTGGTGGACCCATTGGTAAGTTTTGGAAGTAAGTTGCATAAGTATTTCCATTAACCAAGTTATCCCAAGAAACTTGTGTATAAGAAGATAATGGACTTTCAGAACCAGTATCTGTTATAAAAGATATTTTATATCTATAATGAGATACTGTATTTTCATCTTTATCGCCTAGACCAGTTCCGCTTGCTCTATCAAAAACAATACCACCAATTGTGTTGTTAGAATTATAGTCGTATGTAGATGTTGGAGGAGAAGCTGTTAAGTCACAAGTACCATCAAAATATTTTGGGTCTGGTCCAAGAACTTCTGGTGTTGGAGTTGTGCTTGTAAAACCAAAAGGCTCAACTCTATCTCTTCCCCAGAATTTTAAGATAGGATCTTTGCCATTCATTATTATGCAAATTCTTCCAAATGGAATATATTGCTCACCTGGATCATCTGGTTTTGATGGTGTTCTATTAAATGCAATTGTGTGTTCAGGTTTCCAAAGGTTTGAAGTTAAACCACTATTGTTAGCAACTTCATACATTAAATTATTAGAACGTTTTGATATAACATAAAGCTCAGATCCTCTATGTCTTTGCCATACAAATAGATCTGAATATGATGATGGTGTTGCTAGCGTTGTGCTTTTTGTATTATCTTCTATAAATGGTTCAAAGCCACGATCATTGATCCATCCGAAACCTTCAGGATCAAGTCTCATATTTACAATTTCAGACGCAGAATTATCTGGAGCCTCCCATCTTTGATCTGAGCCTCCTGCTGGAATTTCTTTTGTCTTTATAGTTTTCATAATGAC